ACGCCGATGGCCACGCTGTTTGACGAGCTCACCGCTTTGATCGGCGAGGTCTCGGCGCGCGCGCTGCTAGAGCGGCATGGCGGCACGGCGCTGTATATTCCAAGCGCGGTCGATGATGATCACCCGCTCGCCATACTGCTCGGCTTGACCGCCGCGCGGGCTTTATCAGCCGAGTTCGCGGGGATCGAATTGCGCCTGCCACTTGGCGCGCCGGGCGAGATGACAAAGCGGTTTCAAATTGAGGGGCTTCTCAAAGCGACCTCATTATCGTATCCCGAAATCGCAAAGCGCGTGAACACAACATCGCGCTGGGTTGAACGTGTTGCCAAGAAAATACGCGACGATCAGCAGCTCAATTTATTCGAAGACTAGCTGCCCCCGACGCGCGTCGGGGTGACCAATAACCTTCAAGTCCAGCAAAACCAAACCTTATTCAAGCCGCCTTTCGCGGCCTCTTTGAAACAGGTTTGAAGCCATGTCAAAATACGAACGTCGCCACGCAGGCAAAGCCTATTATGACGGGCCAGCCAGCGACTTCCACATGCCGTGGTGGCCCAAGTGCTATCCCAATTTCAAGCCTGAAGAATTTGCCGACGAGGATGGCTACGTCTTCATTCTGGTCGATCTCGTCGATGCGCTGCAAGCGGCGCGAACTGAGTATGGCCACCCGTTCATTCTCGGTAGTGCCACGCGCACAAAAGCCCAAAACAGCCGCGCAGGCGGCGCACGGCGCTCGTCACATCTGTTTGGTGAGGCGATTGATATTGGCTTACACAATGGTTTGCAGCCGGGGCATCCGCGCTTCGCTGCTTATGATGGCCGCAAGCTCGAAGCCCTCCTGAAGCGGCACGGCTTTCGCGGCATTGGCCGCTACCAATTCGACTACGACAAAGGGCGGCGCGGGCATATCCATGTGGATATGAGGCCTACGCGTCCTGCAACATGGGGCAGCTGGTCATGAGCGATATTTTTGGAATTGCCGCCAGCGCGGCAGGCGGCGGCGTGTTTGGCCTTATCGGCACAATTGCGGGACGCATCACAGGCTTCTGGGAAACCAAGCAGAAGCTGGAGCATGAGCAAAAGCGCTGGCGGCACGACGCGGAAATGCTGACCATCAAAACCGCTGCCGACCGCGAGCGCGCCGAGGCCAATCTATCGCTCGCCGAAACCGAGGGCAGTTGGGCGGGTCTCAAAAGCAGCATCGAAGCCGATGCCAGTATTGAAACCAGCTATCTCTGGGTCAGTGCGGTGCGCGGATTAACGCGGCCTTTCCTAACGCTGATGCTTTGGGTCATCACCGCGCTGATCTTCTTCAATGTCGCGCCGGACCAGCGTGAAAACCTGATCGAGACGGCAACCTTTGCCGCGACCGCTGCAACGCTCTGGTGGTTTGGAGATCGCGGGCCGCAAAGCGCGCCGCGTTTCTCTGGTCCAACCGACCGCATCATCAAAGCCGGAGGCGACCCCGTTGGCTGATGCTGTTGATGAAGCGCAATTGATCAGCGACGCGGAGCTGGCCGCCAGTCTCGCCATCGCGCGCGGCCAAGGCCACCGTCCGCGTAGCTCAACGCCGTTCTGCAAGACCTGCGGCGATCAAATTCCGCACAAACGGCAAATCGCGCTTCCCGGTGTGCGCACTTGTATCGATTGCCAAACCGCAAAGGAGGCGCGCTGATGGACTTTGTCGGCCTTGGAAAATTCGCGTTGGAAATCCTTCTGGCGGGCGTCGCTGGCGTCGTCGCCGTTTTTGGCTGGGTCACCAAACGCTTTCGCGACGAGCGTGTCCTAATTGATACCCGTTTCAAAGCGATTGAAGTGAGACTGACGGGCATGGAAAAATCAGGCGATTCACGACGCATAGAAATGGAAGCCATTCACCGCGAGGTCGTGGAGATCAAAGGCGAATTAAAAGCCATGCCAGACCGCAAAGAACTCGCCGCGATGCATGCCGAACTCAAGGATGTCAGCGGTGACCTTAAAGGCCTCGCTTCTGATGTGCGCGCCCTCATTAAAGAAACCGCCCGCACCACCGATTACCTGATGACCAGAGATAATAAACCATGAGTTTTGAAAACCATATCCGCGAAGACCGCCGCCTCGTCATCCTGCGCCTTTTATCCGAGGCCGCAGGTCGCAGCGCGAACGCTTCAATGCTTGACGCTGCCCTGAACAGTTTCGGTCACCGCGTTAGTCGCGATGTTATCGAAGGCGATCTGGCATGGTTGGATGAAGCAGGCCTGTTGCGCATTGAGACGATGGGCTCGGTCAAGGTCGCAACACTGACAGGACGTGGCCAAGATGTCGCCGAGGGCACAGCCAGCCATCCCGGCGTCAAACGCCCACGCGCGGGGGAATAACCTATGCCGCGCCAGTCTACCGTCGAACGCCTGCCGGGCGATATTCTTGAACCGCTAAACAAGTGGATGATGAAGGGCGGGCGCACCCTTGATGAGCTGGTCGATTGGCTCGACGATGAAGGCTTTGAAATCTCGCGCTCGGCGCTCGGTCGTCACAAGCTGAAGATTGACGAGATCGGCAAGACGATGCGCGAAAGCCAGATGATGGCCAACGCTTTGATTGAGGAACTCGGCCCATCCATCCGCGACGGCCAGCAATTCAAAGCCCTCACGCAAATGCTCTCAACCGTCGCCTTTCGCGGTATGATGGGCAGCATGAGCCGCACCGATGAGGATGGCGGCACAGACTTTGACGCGCTCGAATTTGGCCGCGTCGCCAAGGGTCTGAAAGACTTAGTCGGCGCGCAGCGGATGGAGGCCGACCGCGTGTTTCAAATTCAGGACCGCGAACGCCAAGCCGCGATGGAGCGTGTCGAAGGCGCAGCGAGCCAAGAGGGCTGGAGCAGCGATACGATTAGCGCCATTCGCCGCCACGTTCTGGGCACAGATGAGGCGGGCTAATCATGGCAGCGCTAAACATGCCATCCGCAGACGACGCGCTTGGCCCGCTCCTATCGCTGCCACCTGGCGACTTGCTTCTGCCATATCAGCAGCGCGCGAACAAAATGGTCTCAATGCACGCGCTGCTCGTTATCGAAAAGTCGCGCCGCATTGGCCTGACATGGGGCATCGCCGCTGAAGCTGTTCTGACGGCTGGCGCAGCGCGATCTGCGGGCGGCACCAACGCCTACTATATCTCCTACAGTACTGATATGACGCGCGACTTCATTGACGCTTGCGCCATGTGGACAAAGGCGTTCGGTATTGCCGCGAGCGCCGTTCAAGAGGAGCTCATCGAAGATGGCAATGACCGCAAAGCCATTAAGACGCTGTCGATCACGTTTGCCTCTGGCTTTCGGGTTCAGGCCCTGTCATCTGCGCCGCGATCCCTACGCGGTAAGCAAGGCCTGATTATCATCGACGAAGCGGCCTACGTCGATAAGCTGTCTGAACTTCTGAAGGCGGCGATAGCGATGCTGATCTGGGGTGGCCGCGTCGTCGTCATCTCGACCCATAGCGGCAAAGATAATGCCTTCAACCAACTCATAGACGAAATCCGCGCAGGCCAGCGGCGCGGCGCGGTCATGCGCATCACCTTTGATGACGCGATTGCCCAAGGCCTATGGGAGCGGATCAAGCTCGTCCAACCTAAGACGCCATCAAAAGCCGAGTGGATCGCGCTCGTGCGCGACACTTACGGCGCAAATGCCGAGGAAGAGCTCGACGTCATCCCCGCCGCTGGGTCTGGTTCATATCTCAACTCTGCCGATATCGCCGCCTGCGCACATCCAGACGCTGGCAATCCTGACTTGTATGAGAACGGGCTCTGCTATCATGGCCGCGACATTGCGCGCCGCAAAGATTTGAACGTCGATGTCACGTTTGAAGATGTCAAAGGCATGCTCTGGCAGCGCGAGCTGACCGCGATGCAGAATGCCACATTCCGCGAGATGGATGACGAGTTTGACCGCCGCATGAAGCTCTACCGCATCATCCGCGCAGGCATCGACCAGACAGGTATGGGCGAAGCCGTGGTCGAGCGCCTGATCGAAAAATACGGCGCAAGCGTCGTCGAAGGCTACCTATTCACCAGCCCGAATAAACTCGCCATCGCCAGCGCGCTGCGAGGCCGCTTTGAAGAGCGCACAATCGTCATCGCTGATTGCCCCATTCTTCACGCCGATCTGCGCTCTATCAAACGCGTGGCGGGAACGGGCGAGGCCGTGCGCCTTATCGAAGACGGCACGTCAGACGCCCACGCTGACCGCTTCTGGGCGATGGGTCTGGCCTGCCTTGTCGCGGGCCGCCCTTACCAAGCCTACGCTTACACACCCGCGCGCAGCCATGACGGGGAACGCGCCACGCGCGATATGCCCGGATCGCAGCGCGGGATTTCAGGATCAAGAGGATTGCTCGGATGAACCGTCTACGCCAACCGCTAAAGTCACTCGGCCTTAATCGCAAAGGCCGCCGCGCCGCCATTGCCGGAGCTGGGCCAAAAGCTGGGCCAAAAGCGCGGCCTGCAAATCTGAAGACCGAGGTCGCCGACACCAAGCTCGGCTCTGTCCGCTCGCCGTGGGGCGATCCGTCTGTTGTCGCGGGTCTCACCGCCCGCAAACTGGCGGGCTTGCTGCGCGCGGCTGAACGCGGTGACACCCGCGCCTACCTGACGCTGGCCGAGGAGATGGAAGAGCGCGAGCCGCATTATGGCTCTGTGCTCGCCACACGAAAGCGCGGCGTGAATGCGCTGGAGCCCGTCGTCATCGCCGCCAGCGAAGACAAACGCGACGAAGAAATTGCGCAGGCCGTGCGTGATTACATTGTTGAAAAACCACATTTTGAAGACCTTGTGGATGGGCTTCAGGATGCGCTTGGAAAGGGCTATGCCGCCGTCGAGACAATCTGGGACACTGGCAATATGGCCGTACCGCTGGCTTACAAACGCCGCGACCCGCGCCACTTCAAGCTCGACTTGGATGACGGCGAAACGCTGCGCCTGATCACGGATGGCAATCCGCTCGGCGAAGATCTCGAACCCTACAAATGGACCATCCACCGCCACAAGCAAAAGGCGGGTCTGTCGATTCGCGGCGGTCTGGCGCGCCTCGCGTCCTGGTCATTCCTGTTCAAGACCTTCGCGATCAAAGACTGGGCGAGCTTTATTGAAACCTATGGCCAGCCGCTGCGGCTCGGTAAGTATGGACCAGAGGCAACCGAGGATGATCGCCACGCTCTGCTGCGCGCGGTCATGGGCATTGGCGCTGACGCCGCCGCGATCATTCCAGCATCGATGTCGATTGATTTTGAGCAGGCAATGGCAGGCTCCAGTAGCGCCGACCTCTATCTCAAATTCGGGGACTGGACCGACCGCCAAGTGTCCAAAGCCGTCCTCGGCCAAACCATGTCGACCGATGAAGGCGGGCGCGGCGGACGCGCGCAGGCCGAAGTGCATGACGGATTGCGCGATGAGATCCGCGACGCCGACGCCAAGGCGCTGGCCCGCACGATCAATGAAAGCACAATCCGCGACTTTGTTGATCTCAATTACGGCCCGCAGAAAACCTATCCCGCGCTCTGGTACCAGACCCAAGACGGCGTGGACCTCACCGAGTTTGTCGATAATGTTTGCGATTTGGTGGATCGCGGTTTGGACGTCGCCACGTCGGAGATTTACGCCAAGATGGGGCTGACTGAACCCAAGGCAGGCGACAAAGTTCTGCGCCCCCTTAAAGGCGATGCGCCGACGCCAGATGCTGCGGCGCGACCCGCGCAAGCCGATACCCAAAACGCCGATGCCATGAATGCCATCGCCCGCGCGCTCAACCGTATGCAGGTGCGCCCATCCGAGGCCGCAATCGATGCGCTGACCAGCGAGCTGAATAATGATTGGGAGGCCGCAACCGCGCCGATCCTGTCGCCCCTCATGGCATTGGCGCAGAACAGTCAAACCGCAGAGGGCTTTCTAGCCGCCCTCGATGGCGTTCTTGACGGGATGGACGGCGACGCGCTCGCGCAACTGTTGGCGACCGCCACCACCAAAGCCCGCGCGCACGGCGACGTCGAGGATTAGAGATGTCTCTGCGCCCAGATGCTGCGTTCCGCCAACGCGATGAAGCCCCGCAAGCGGTTCAAGATTACCTCGCCGAGAAAGGGTTGCAGCCGGGCTTTGACTGGCGCGAGGTGTGGCAGGCCGAACACGCGATGGCGTTCACCGTCGCAAAGCTGATGGCTAAAGATGTGCTGGCCGACGTTAAGGCCAGTCTCGAAGCGGCTTTGAAATCGGGTGAGACGTTCGAGTCCTGGTCAAAGCGTATCAGTGAAGTTTTGCAGACCGCTGGCTGGGCGGGCGAGCGCGAAGTGGCCAATCCTGCAACAGGCGAAGTGGCCGTCACCAACCTGACCGCGCCGCAGCGCCTACGCACGATCTGGCAGTCAAACATGCGCACCGCGCGCGCCGCTGGCCAATGGGACAGGGCGCAGCGCACCAAACGCTTGATGCCGTTTTTCTTGTATCAACTCGGCCCGTCTGAAAACCACCGCCCACATCATGCTGATAAGGTCGGCACAATCCTACCCATCGACGATCCTTGGTGGCAGCAATGGTATCCGCCAAATGGCTGGGGCTGCAAATGCTGGCTGCGCCAGATCAGCGCCGCCGAGGCCGAGCGCCTTGGCTATCGCGGCAATCCCGCGCCGCCTGTGCGCGACGAGCCCTACACGAACGAAGTCACAGGCGAGGTCACAATGATCCCGCAAGGCATCGACCCGGGATGGGCGAGCAATCCCGGTCTCGCGCGTCAGCGATGGTTGGAAGAGAAGCTCGCGGCATGACGGTTTCAGACATCCTCTTCTTCAAAGCCTCGCCTGATTTCATTTTCGGGACGTGTCGCATTACGCGCAAGCGTCACTTTTTTAAGCTCTGCCGAAACACGCGCCGCGTCCGATTTAAGCTGGATAAAAATGACCCGCTGGACTTAGAGACATTCGCAACGCCATTCTCAATCTGTCTTGGGAAGTCGTGCCAATGCGATCAATCAACATGCCAGTTAGTGGGCCAACAAATGGGATGCCAGAGGCGGCTACTTTCGCTAAGTCACGAATTAAGTCGCCGCCTTCGAGCTTGGCCTCGTCCAATGTCGGTCGTTTGCCATCTGTCATCATCAAACCTCAATCAATTTTAAGCGCCGTACAGGGCGTGTTATGGTTAATTTGCGCGCCGTCACACCTATCAGACCCGTCTCGCGCGTTCTAGGGGCCTTCTAGCCCCTTCAAAATTGAACCTCGTCGCGGGTGGGGTTGGCGATTGGTGCACTTTGTGGCATTTGCCGTTTCAGCTTCCTGAAAATCAAACCGTGACGCGCGCCCCAGATTGGCGGGGCCGAAGGCGTTCGGCCTTATGACCTATCCGCGCGAACGGTAAGCCTGCTCCATCATTCATGGAGATGTGCTTTGAAGCAAGCCCACAAAATACTGAAGGCGAAAAGCCGCGCAGCCCTGACCAGCACAACAGCTGTTGGTCAGGTCTATGGCGTGGCGCTCTGCCGCGACGGCGACGAGACAGGTCTTGCGACCGTCACCCGCATCGCGCTGAATGCCGAGCGCAAAGCGCCAGAGTGGATTCACCTTCTACCCAAAGGCCCAGACGTGATCGGATTTGATGGCCGGACGTGGAAGATGTCTTCGCCTGACGCCATCGTCGCCGCGTTCAATTCCCGCGCCACTGACCTCATCGTCGATTACGAGCATGGCTCTGAATACCTTGCTGATGCGGGTTTGCCTGCGCCTGCCTCTGGCTGGATCAATCAGATCGAGCTGCGCGATGATGGCATCTGGGGCAAAGTCGCGTGGACTGAAAAGGCCACCAACATGATCGAGGCGGGCGAGTATCGCTACATCTCGCCCGGCTTCACCTTCGACAAAGAGACCCGCGAAGTGCGCGGCTTCAAATCTGTCGGCCTTGTCAATCAACCCAACCTTCAACTCACCGCCCTCAACAAACGCCAAAAGGAGTCCCCCTTGGACCTCGCTAAACTTTGCGGGGCCTTGGGCCTCGCCGCTGACGCTGGACCAGATGCTATTCTGACCGCCGTCAATAAACTGAAATCCGACCACGAGATCGCGCTCAATAAAGCTGATACGCCTGCCGCCGATAAGTTCGTGCCGATGGATACGCACACGCTCGCGCTCAATAAAGCGACCGCGTTGCAAACCCAATTGGATGAGCGCGACACGGCCGACCATACCGCCGCCGTCGAGACCGCGCTCAACAAAGCCCTCGCCGATGGTAAGATCGCGCCCGCCAATAAGGACTATTACCTCAAGTCCTGCGCGACGCCTGACGGCCTCACCGCGTTCAATAGCTTTCTCGAGACCGCGCCTGTCGTTGTACCGAAAGGCGAGCGCGTCACGAAGCCTGCTGTCACCGACACCGCGCTGAACAAGCACGGCCTGACCGATGCCGAAGTCGCGATGTGTAAAGCGACAGGCACCGACCAAGCCGCCTTCGCCAAGAACAAAGCTGCCCAAGAGGAGGACGCGTAATGGATCCGCAACTACCACCGGAGCGCGACGAAAAAACGCGCGAGCTTCCCGTTGCCGCAGGCGCAGTGATCTCAAAAGGCGATATCGTCATTTATAATGGCACCGCCTGCATCGCCGCGACAGAGGCCGCTGGCCGCGACGCATATTTCGGTGTCGGCATCGCAACCCATTCGGTGACGGGCGGCGCGAATGATGG